TATTGCGGATATGGATGTTATTCAAAGTAAGTTTGCATCACGCACAGCATCTTTAGACGAGTATTACGATCAAGACCGTGTCCTTCAAAAAGCAAAATCAATCCTATCAAGGTATGAAGCCCTAAAATCAGAACTTGAGGCGGAGCTAGAAGGTGATAGTGGTCATATATTCTCAAATCAACTTCAAGATTTGATCGCTACCATTGATGTTATGAAAGCCGAGGTTTCTTCTCTTTCTAAGACGCTCAAAGCTATGGGTAAAGGTCTTATACCAAAGACCTTAGAGCAATTTGCTAGGCGGATTAGAAAACACGTCCAAAAGTATTTTGAGAACCCAAGAATGGTCAGCCACACTAAAAAGCTCAACTATATTAGAAGTGATCTAAATGGTGCGAAAGGCAAAAAGTTTTTCCAAACTGCCATAAATATAAAAGGTTATCAATTCGCCATTCTCATCGTTGAACCATTAGACGGAAATTATACCCAAAATATGCCCACCTCTGGAAATGTCTTTTGGGAAGGTAAAGACCTCAAGACTCTTGAACAATGGGTACTAAAATCATTTAAAGGTACTGGTAAGCTATCTCCGGATCTCGACCCTAAAGTAAAAATCTGGGAAGGTGCTACAGTAGAACTTAAAACAGAACAAAAGGGTCGAGCTTCAGAAATTACGGGTACTTCATCTGGACCATCTGGGACATATCACTTTAAACCTGGTACAGTATTGAAATACACTAGGATGAGATCAAGGGGTGATTACTTCTTAAAGATTGTAAAACTCAATGCGGGTAGGGAAAACGAATATAGTGTTGGTGACGTACTCAACATTTTTTCTTTATTTGGTACAAGAGAACGTATTAACGGTGACGTAGTGAGTGCCATCTATGAAAGTTGGGGTTCTGTGTATACTTTAAGGAAACACATTAAAGTCTTAGACTCTGGACAAGTTGGTAAGTCAACCAACTTTGACCCAGGTATTTAAGTCTCTGACCACCTAAAGAAGCGATCATCTTCTTTATGGGTGATCCCTTTACGCTTCACTTTACCCGCTTTCTTCCCACGCACATAGCGTTCAAAGTCTGTAAAGTGTCTACGCTCTAAGTCAGATAGATCATCTACTGTGATCTGTTCTTCAACTAAGAGCCAAAAGCGACTCGCCGCTTTAGCAATCCAAAAGGCATCGGCTTGGTGGTTATTCCATCTCTTAGCCCCTTGCCCTTGGGTTGCTTGTTTAGCAGCATCTACCATGTCTCCTTTGCCCATCTTCCAACCTTTGGGTCGGTTAAGGAAAGCCGCAGCATGAGCTTTAACTTGCCCAGGTGATAGATAAACAGTGTCGCATTTCTCAAGCATGAGTGCTTCGTTGCTGTATAGGAACAGACCATACATACCCTCTGAGTAAAGATCATTAAAGATAGGAGACTCAATCCCAACACGCAGTATTTCCTCTGGATGATCCGCTCTGACCTTTTGCACGATTTCTCTTAGACCTTCTCTAAGGGTGATATAGCGTTGGACAAACATGGTCTTTGTGTCTGTGTGCATTGTGCCTTTATCCATGAAGTGTCCGTCATCACGGATAAGCGTCCACCCAAAGTTTCTGAGTGAGGGGTCGAGTCCTAGTATCATGGTCAATCCTTTTGTAGTTTATTTATGAAAAGTCTTTATGTGTTCATTATATGATACCTTTAAGGAGAAACACATGGGACACGATAACAGTTATCGTAGAGCAAGACGCTCTTATCGACAGGCTTCGATGAATCGACAGGCAACAATGGATCGTATTGCCAAATTAGAAATCAAAGTAGCAGTCATGGAATACCAGGCAGGTATGGGTTCTAAGCTAAAAGGACTTTTCCTTAAGCTGGTGGTTCAGCCTCTTTCTAAGTATCGCAGACACCTTGACATTTTAAAGATGCCTCTTGATGATCTAATGGATGATGTAGTTGAAGTTCTTGCACCTAAGATTACTGAAAAGATGCAAGAAGATGAAGTTGACGCAGACATGACTGAGTTTGAAGAGGGTGCTATTCTTCGGGCTAGAGAGAAATCTCTTGCGTCCGATGGGGGTTATTATCCTCCCCCTAACCCACCAAAAGGTCAAACTCCAGAGTATTACAAAGGGTACGAATGGGCTGAGTACAATCGACTACCCATACCTAACAGCGTTAAGAAGACTGTTATTGAAAACGCCGCAAAGAAGCATGACAAGAAGGTGATTGAAAGAGCATTACTGAAAGCAGTTAATGTAATCAATCCCGTTGAGATTCTTAAACATATCTTCCACATAATTAAGTCTAAAGGGTGGGACCCATTCGCGGAAGATGTTTGGTACAAGAAATGGACCAAGCGTTTCTTTATGGTTGTCATGTGGGCGATTGCTATGGCGATTGTAGAAGCACTAGAGCATTATGCTCTTCCTAAGTTCTTGGTATGGGTAACTGGTGATCCTATGTGGTGGGGTACAGCTTCTATCCCACTCCTTGAGATTGTACTCCCTATCGTTTTAGCTTTCTTTAAAAAGGCTGATGTAGAAGATCCAGGACATCTCGACTGGTATGAGGAGAACTATGGTGAGATCGAGAATGTTCTTGACGATAATGTCTTTGAAGATGATGACGATGATGACGACCAAAAGGTAGCAAGCTATCGGCCTCGTGGTCGTAGAGCGAGTTATGGTCGGGGTCTTGCGTTCGACTACAACTACTAAGGTAGTACGCAGAGTCCTCGACTCACATTGTGGATGACAGGGAAGCATTTCCCACCAGCTACAATGATCGTACCCAACATAGATGGGTCTTTAGGGTGAACCACATTATCGGTGGTAATCACCTCATCTATACCTAACTCATTCAACCTTTGTTCTGCATCGGTGAATGAGCTTTGTTTTATGCCCCATTGCTCTTTTTCACTACGAGTTAGGGCATACCCTACCATAGCCTCTATAACTTCGTTTACAGAGGCTTCTATGCCCCATGTGAGAACCGACTCTCTATTAGAGGGTTGTTCTACCCATTTAAGTAGGTCATCCCCTTTTGGAGCACCTACAAGTAAAGGCATACATTTTGGGGGAACATCAACCTCTAAGAACAATGGTGTCTTGCCCTTCACTTTTAGTTCTAAGATTTCAATCATCATCGTCCTCAGTTTCATCTGTACTATCGGCAAGCACCCATAAAAGAGCGGCTACATCTGGGTATCTACTTGCTATCTTACCCATGTCGCCCTCATTGATGAGGGTATCAAACTCAAACTCGAACTCTTCTCTGATTTCTTGCTCAGTCTTTTGAGGTTTGAAGAAGGGGCAAGTGTTTGGTGTAGACGGGTCGCATATCACACCGTCCCACTCTTTAGGTTTCTCTGCATCTTGGAGACAAACATAAAACAAAGGGTCGTTAGCGTTCCCTCTTACTAAACCAGAGTGCTTGCAGTTGCATGGCTTTTTAGACAAGCCTGTCCTAACCGCCTTTTGAAGAAGCCGATGTTTGACTTGCTTGAGCTTATGTCTGATTGCACCTTGCTTTTTCATTACTTGATTCTCTTTAGTGAAGCACCATTCTTACCAGGTGCGATCTTATATCCTATATCACAGTTATCCGCTATAGTTGGATCATGCGTAATACACAAGATGTCCATATCTAAGCGTTGACAGAGAACCTTGAGAAAATCGACTAGAATCTCTACTCGGTTTTCATCCACTGCTGGGAAAGTCTCGTCAAGTATGAGGACAGGTCTAAGACCCCTCTTAAGGATAAGAGAGATCCTAAGTAAAAGACTTTGGATAGTGGTCACAGCACCACCAAAAGCGTCTAACCCGTCACCTTCAATCTCAAGTCCGTCTTGACCTTTAAAGGTGGTCTTGAGATTAACAGCTACCTTCCCACGAACCTTGGTGATCTCTGCTGTAAGACCAACTTCTTGTTCTGGGAAGATAGCTTTCAACCCCTCTTCTAAGAGGGATATATAGGTCGATACTCCACGCTCTACTTCATCTTGAGCGAGTGTATCAAGAATGACCCCTGCTTCCGTCTTTTTATCCTTATCAAGCTCAAGGAAAGCGATCTCGGTTTCAAGATCGTCTATACGCTTTTGACACGAGTCCTTGAGGGTTTTTAATCGATAAAATCGGGAAGCAAGATCATTCATTACATTAAAGCATCCAACCTATAACTGAAACAGTTTGTACTCCAGAGTCTTGGTTAGACTTTAAGAGCATATAGCCCTTATTGCCTTCTGGAGTACAACCAAAGGTAATATCACCATTATAGGTTTCAAGTGCCTTTTTGACTGAAAGATAATTAAAATCAAAAGAAGGGATGTCCTCGCCCTCACCTTTTTCACGCAAACGTGTTGCGTACATAATATCCGCGAGCTCCGTGATTTGATCTAATGGTGTTTCTTCATGCTCAAAACTAGGCACTTCAAGGTTGTATGAGATAACACCCTTCCCATTCTTTGACTTCATTTCCATACTTGGAGGTAGGAGTGATTCATCTTCTGGGTCTTTAAATGTTACTTTAAAATCAGTGCCGTCTGCAAATGCGGATAAGAAAGTAAGCCCATTCAAGAAATTGTCCTTAGACAACCTCCACACCCTACGAGGAATCCAGTTAAAGGCGTCCGCATATTGCTGAGAAATTGGGGGGTAAGTATATGGGAGATCCATCACACCAAATAAAGCTTCATCCTCTGCCTTAAAGAAAGTCGCTTGACCACCTTTTAGGACTTCGATTACATTCCCGTCATATGCCTTGAGAAACTTCATTAAAGGGGAAAGGTCTTTGTTGTGAATCTTTACGTCAATACCTTTTAAGTCGTCATGTCTTGACAAGTTAAGGATAAAGCCATCACAACCAACAGCCAAGCCATTTTCTACTACAACCATACCTAACTCTGGTCGCCGTGTGTCGTCATTTGAAACAAATTGGCGATTTGTGTTGAGTGTGTCATAAAGAATAGACGCTGAAATCTCACCTACTTTGTTTGATTCATTGAACTTGTTCATCCAGGGTGGGAATGACTCAGGGTCAAGAGAACTTACTTGAGCCGAGCTTCCACTATCCACCTTTAGTGAAACGCTTTTTTCATCTTCATCATACTCAATCTCAAAGACACCATTACTCGCACCAATAGCTTGGAGTAAGTTTTTTCCTTCCATAGAGAAGCTACCTTTTCCTTGCAAGGTAGCACCGATAACAGGCACTTTTGAAAACTGTCTTGGTGGTGAACAAGACAAAACACTTACGCCATTAGTTTCAGACTGAAAAATAAAGTGTGAAGTGATGTCTTGATTCGTACCCAATGTACTTTGGGCGATTTTAAGTGTTTCTTTTAGGTCTTGTGTGGACACAGTAATCTTCATAGATTGTCTACTCGACTTTCAATGCGTGTGATGACTTGCTCCGCTTCTTGCAAAGCTTCGTTAAGTTTAGTAATTGCCTCTTGCCTTTCAGCTTTAAGGCGGTTGATTTCATCTTCAAGTGTTTCGGGGTTAATGCCTCGGTCTAAAAGCCTCTTATCAAGTTCGGATAAACTTGATCTAGCAGCCTCTAGCTTACCAAGCAAACGCTCTCGCCTTCGCTCAATATCCAGTTTTTTATTTACGAGCTGTTCAAGATCCATTTGAACTCTCCTTTCACAATATGGTTAATCAACCTTATATGATTCATTTCATATTGAGGTCGATAATCCCACTACCTTGTTCAGTTGGGTCCGGTGTCTTGGTCTTACCTAAACCACGCTTCGCCGCATTACGCTTTTTCTGTGCTTGGCGTTCTTCACAGATGTTCTCAAACTTACACCAGGTACAATGCTTTGGGATTGGGTTAGGCTCAAATACCCCTCTGTGAATAGCACGATTAGTTTCAATCGCTTCTTTACCTAATCTACGAATATCGTCATCCGTGATCTTCACTTCAACAAACCCAGTCCATTCCTCATCTGGATTTGCATGATGCTTTTCTGGAGGGTTAGACCTCGGATACCTAAAGTAAAAGAACCCTAGCCTATCTGGTACTTTCCCATACTGTAATCTAAAACAAAGGGCATACCACCTAAGCTGATCTTCGTCCTCATACTTCATTGGTGTAGATGCGTTCTTTCCGTCAAGGATATGAACCTTCCCTTCCTTGTCTCGATACACAAGGTCAGCAATACCACACACATTGAAATACTTGTTCATAGCAGGGGTCATACGCAACTCAGACTTAGCGTAAGGACCAAGAAATCTGTGTTCCTTTAAAATCTCAAGGAAGTTCTGAGCTCCCTTATGACAGATGTCCATCGCTTCTTCCCTAGTCATATATGACCAGATCACATAGTGGCGTTGCTCCGCTAAAGCAAACTCTCGGTCTACGATCTCTTTGACCTTTGTCTGTATTGTCTTAGGCTCACGATACAATTCATGGTCATAGACTTCCTCTACAACACGAGACAAAACAGTACCCATAAGCTGATGGTGCTCTGAGTCCTTAGACTCATCGGGCAGTGGCTTTGGTTTTCCTTTACCCGCACCAAGATCATGGTTAGGGTGTCCTTTGTGCCAGAGGTATTGTTGGGGGCAAGCTCGCATCATCTTCAAGTGCGACCAGTATATGTTTCTCATAGGGTCATCCAATAGTTCGTGATCGGTTATATCACTCATATTATACCTCCTGAATGCTTAAATTCAGCGACCCACCCCTTATATGTTTGTAGTATCTTTATTGTTCTCAGACTTAAAACACATAGGGGGTTATTATGATCGACCAAATTGTTCAAAGACACATGGTGAGGCTTGCTTGTCAGGTAGCTCACAACCAAACACACTCGTTGAAAAGTGCATCTCATTCAACAGGTCTATCCATAGGGGTGATAGAAGTCATCGCAAAGCATTTGACCGCTAATAGTAGGCATGACTTCACAGAACGAAAAGCGTTCATGTCTTTAGTGAAGAAGGTGAAACAGCTCATCGATCTCTTTAAGAAAGCCCCTCAAGCATGGGACAAATTTAAGGAGATGTTAGGACTGACTGAGACTGGTCTAGGTTTGGTTAAAGAGATTGACACCAAGCTCGGCAATCTTCTTGAGGAGGGTAAAAAGAAACTAACCCAGGTAGCTAAAAAGGTATGGAACGAGTTCCCTATTCTTAGGCTTATGGGTGAAGTGCTGGAAGAAAAGAACAGATGGGAAGTAGCACTGGAGAAAGCAAAAAGTTTTGTCCCAGAAAAAATCTTAGATGCTTTTAAAGCGATTGAGTCTGGTGCTTCAAAGCTAGGTGATTTCTTAGACGGAATCCTTGCCAAGTCTAAGGTTCTTAAAGCTCTGTCTGCCCCAATCAAAATCTATCTGTTCTTTCAGATATGGGACTGGTTCGCAGACTTTGACTTTCGAGTAGTAGTCAAAGGACTGTTAGGTACGATTGACTTCTCGGACTTGATCTCTCTTTTACCTTCAGAGGGGATAGAGATCATCCTTGAACTTATCCTGCCACCACCAGCTAATGGGGCGTTAGCCAAACTCGTTATAGAGGCAGGTATCGCATCTACCTTTGGAGTGATTATGGTTTTAGAGGTCAAGTATCTTATGGGTGTTTACAAGGTAAACAATACGTCTGAGCTTTTAAGAAAGTTAGAGTCTAACGGGTAGGTTCATTCATATAAGTGGTATGTTAATTACCACCACTTATATGAAAGGAAAATCATGGTTCGTTTAAATCATGTTTCTTTGTGTGCCGGATATGGGGGCATAGATATTGGCTTGTCTAAAGTGTTAGACCCAATACATACAGTCGCATATTCAGAGATCGAAGGTTATCCAGTTGCTAATCTTATTGCCAAGATGAATAAAGGCTTACTTGACCCAGCCCCCATTTGGTCTAACCTTAAGACTTTCCCTTGGGAACAATTTAAAGGCAAGATTGACATCCTTTCAGGCGGTTTTCCCTGTCAGCCATTCAGCATGGCTGGGTCAAGAGGTGGGGATCAAGACCCAAGACACCTTTGGCCTCATATCGTTAAAGGTGCAAAGATTTCCCAGCCACCTATTTTATTCTTTGAAAATGTGCTAGGCATCATTTCTTCAAAGTTAAGTCAAGATTGGGGTAATGATGTTAAAGGAACACCCGTTCTCCTTCATGTACTAAGAGAAATTGAGCGAATGGGTTACCATGCGTCTTGGTGTAAAACAGCGGCTTCAATTTATGGTGCTTCTCATAAACGGACTCGTGTGTTCATCATGGGTGTTTCTAGGTCATTGCCTAAAGATCAATTTGATATTATATCAGAACGAGTAAATTCATACGTTCACGTTCCAACCCAGTATCCCGCAATGCAAGGTCAAGAAAGGTATGATTGGGAAGCTCCTCAAATGGTAGAACGCAACTTAGCGGAACCCAATCATTTACAAGTTGCACATTTCCCTAAAGAATCTTTTAAACTCATTGGGAATGGTGTAGTTCCAGACTGTGCCACAGGATCTTTTATTCGATGTTGGGGAAAGGTGGAAAAATATGTGGATCGTACCTAATCAACTTATGACAGATGTCATTACAGACGAAGATCAAAGATTAGACTTAATAAAAGATAATCTAATGGTATGGGGTGAATTTGCCTCTATTCGTGCTTGGAAAAATCGTAAGTGGAATGAGTTCTTTCAAATTAAATCAGATAATGATTCTTTTAACCGCGAATACACAAAAGATATTAAAGGTGGCTTAAAGCATGACTCTTTAGAGATTGAAGAAAACACACAAGACAAGTATGAGGATTTGCCTCTTTTGACACTTTCATCTTCTTCTTATGGGGTTTATCACTTTGTTTCTGTTGATATGTGGGAAATCGAGTTATCTAAAGAGTCAAGTGATCTAGTCAACCTACTACCCTTAGTCAATAAGTATTGGCCGACACCAATCGCACGAGATCACTATGACTTTCATTTATCAAGCCCTATGTCAAAAAATGAAAAGTTGGGTTTAAGCAAAGAAGCTAGAAACATGATGTCTTTACCTAGATGTATATACTGGCTTTGCGAAGGTTATAAAACACATGAATTAAACCCTAGATGGACTGAACAAATGATGGGACTACCAGTAGGCTGGACTGACCCTTACCTATAAGGAGTAAAATGTGTGGGCGATACCCAATCATTTCAAGTGTGATGTTAAAGACCAAGACCAAAGGTTGAAGCTTATTAGTGAAAACTTCATCACTAATAGAGATAAAGAGTATCAGCCACCTACTTTACACCCTATTAGTGTCTGGAAAAACAAGGAACACACCTGGCAAGAGATTATTAATGTTGCGGACTCTTCCATAAGTGAACACTTGCAAACAATAAGTAAACGAGGTCTATCTTTTAAACATGAAACACAAGATGTTATAGAAGATAAATATGAAGATTTGCCTTTCTTTTCTCAAAGCACACTAAAAGGCAATTACGTCCATATGGGTATGGATATTTGGAATCAACAGATTAAGTTAGAAACTATCCCTAAGCCTAAAGGGAACTTATGGCCCACCACACTTGCTTCGGATAGCCACTATTATCTTATGAATATCCCTAAGAAAGAATCTACTTGGGGTACAGAAGAACAAAGAAATAAATCTTCACTACCCACAACACTCTATTGGCTTTCTCAGTTATATAAGACACATGAGGTAAACCCTAGATGGTTTGAACAAATGATGGGCCTACCAGTAGGCTGGACGGATGCCTACTTTTTAAGTCTTACTTAAAAAGATCGTCTAGCTCGTCCAACGCGGTGAGAGCATCCGCACCAAATGCGGACTTGCCATCAATCAAGATGTCTTCTTTGTTCGCCACAGGCTCATCCTCTTTCTTCTTGGAGGTGAGATAACCACGCACTTGACCAAACATCACATCAAGCCAGTTGGGAGGAAGAAGGTTTCGGAAACCCTCAAGACCTTGACCCTTATGCTCTTGACCCGTGGTGGGGTTCGCCCAAGTGTACCATGCCCCACCCTTCTTAACGACCCCTACCGAGATCGCAAGGTCAAGCACAGTACGCTCATTATCCACACCAACACCATTCATAAGGTAGAAGTCTGCTTCATGTTTATATGCGTCAGATACTTTACACTTATCGAGAACTGCACGAACGATGTTGCCCTTAACGGTATCAATCATCTTATTCTGTAAGCCGTCCCACTCTTTACCACGATCTTTACCAACAACCTTAAGCATGATCTTGAGTGATGAATAGTAAGTCCAGGCTTGACCACCTTGAGGCTTACGAGTAGGGCCACCACCAAAGCCACCCATACCCCCAATCGCTTCACGAAGCTGGCTAATGCCAATAACAGCGGTATTTGAGTCTGCAATTACACGCTTGAATAGAGGAAGAAATTGCGACCATTGACGAGCTAGAAGACCTACAGCAGCTTGGTCTCCGGCTTCCTTTTGAAACATCTTTTCAGGAACTCCCGCACCCACTGAGTCAACCACGATTAGGTCAACACCTGCACTTGCAAACTTAACCATGAGCTTGAAACCTTGCTCAAGAGTCTCTGGCTGTAGAAGCATGAACTTTGATTTATCCGTGACAGGAACACCAAGCATTTGAGCGTAGCGTGGTTCAACCTCATTTTCCCAGTCGATATAGACACAAGTACCACCGTCCTCATTACAAATGGAAGCGGCAGTTTGAAGGGCGATAGTGGTTTTACCAGCCCCCGCAAGTCCATAAATATTGGAAATGCGACCACGAGGAATACCTGGACATGGGCGTACACCTTGGGCGTTCTCTTTACCCCCAATCAGGTAATCAAGGGAAACAGAACCCGTGCTAATGTGGGGCATTGACTTTGAAAGAGAGTCGAGATCAAGCTCTACGAGGGCTGAATCTTTTTGACCCTTTTCAGCTTCAGATAAAATCCCAGCGAGGTCTGGCCCTTTGAGGGCTGAACTCACCTTGGATGACTTTGATTTAGATTTAGATTTGGCTTTAGCCATAGACACACTCCTTGAATGAATGAGGTTAATAAGACGACCTACAACTCCTTATATGATCTTTGCATTTATAGTCTATTTATATTTCACAATCTATGTAAGAGGAGGTATGCACATGATTTACAATACATTAGCCCATATTGGGGACACACACCCTTGTCAAGTTAGCTGGCTAGGGGCAGATCACAAACCCTTAGACGTACAGAATGTAGAAGCTACCCTCTTCCACTATGTTGAAGATGTTCGTACCATCCTAGATGGACCAAACGCTATGGAGGCTACTGACCAAGCTCACAGGTTTGTTTACAGCTTTGTTATCCCAGAAGTTGTATTAGGACAAACGATCTTTGTCGAGTTTAAAGCTGAACTCGTTGCTGACAACACCCTCATCTACGCAGAACAAACCATCTCTGTGTCTGCTAAAGACACATTCATCAATGTGGTGTAGTCATGGCAGTCGTATTTGAACAACTCACACAGCTTGGTCCAAATGATCTCCGAGTAGAAATCTATGACAGTCAAGGTAATGGCTTTGACCCTTACCTTATCTACTATAGCTTCTATGGAGATGACCCGATTCGAGGGGAATGGCGTGTGGGTGTAGAGAAGCGTTATCCCGTCAAAGAGGACAATGGGAAATACTATGTTGGGGAAAGATTAACCGCTGGGTTTATACCAGGTAGCTTTTATGTGCAATGGGTTATCCAAAGGACAGAAAATTCACCACTTGAAATCATCAAGAAACAAGAGTTCGCTCTGATAGGATATTAGCCATGAAAACAATCTTACTGCCTTTGTTGGCAACCCTAGCTTTAACCTCTTGTGAGCAATCAGAGACAACTAATGATGATCGTACCGAGTGTGAAAAAGCACTAGATTACATCAATCAATGTGTGGGGTACACCCCTTATTTTAGAACCTGTACTGATGAGATGGCAAATAAAATCCTCTCCACACCCTGTGAGAACATCAAGGAACTGTGGAGATGAGATATGTCTATAAAATATGAAGTAGAAATGAAAGAGCGATACCTAGCTATCGTTCTCCTCGACATCATAGGGAGTACAGCATTTGTCCAGA